CTACAGACGCTAATTTCCCAGCTAATGGGATTGCACTAATGAAGCAGGCTTTGATTGACTATTTCCAAAATAACTTTGGTATTGGTGATGATGTTATTTACAGCAGGCTTTACACGCCTATCAACTCTATCCCAGGCCATGAAGTAAATAGTTTAACTATTGGTATAAGTGCTAGTCCTGTTGGTGTCGGTAATATTCCAATTGCATTTGACGCAATTGCTAGTCTATCAGACGTAAATATCGTAGTGACGAATTAAGGAGAAACTTATGGCAGTTAATCCTTTTGATATTGTATCCTATTTAGAGGAAGCTCGTTCAAGAACTACTGAGCAATTTAAATATGACCCTACTGATAATTCTGGTGCGGTTATCTTTGATAAATACCTACAACTTCTAATAGCAGGTAGTACAGAGTTACAAGAAGTGTTCAGGCAATTAATGCAAGAACGCTCTTTGGATACAGCAGTTGGCGCTCAGCTTGATATTATTGGTGAGATTGTTGGTCAACCAAGGGAGTTAATTGATACAGCTTTAATTGACTACTTTGCCTATCTTGGATACCCAAATGCTCAAAGCTTTGGTGACTTAAATATCGGTAGTTTAGGTGGGGTTTACTACTCACTAGGTGATCCTCTAGCCGGTAATACCCTACTTAACGATGACCAATACAGACTTTTTATCAAAGCTAAGATAATCAAAAATAATACTAACGTAACACCAAATCAATACTTAGATTTCCTAGCTTTCGTATTTGGCGTAGATACCAACAGTATTACAGAAACTGGTAACGCCAGTTTTACAGTTCTTATTGGTAAGGAACTCTCATCTTTTGAACGTGTACTACTTACTTATGTAAGCTATGCAAATGGATACCCTTCTAGATTTATTCCAAAACCAATAGGTGTAAAAGTAAACTACGGGCAATTTGACTTTAATGACTACTTTGGTTTTGCTGGTGCTCCTAATGCAAAAGGTTATGGTACTTTAGTTGGTTCAGATTCTGGCTACGGTATAGGTTATGGTACATCTTATGGGTCATCGAATTTCACAATTGAGGGTGGTGGAAAATATGCCACTTTATTTTAAATATTAAAAGAGAAGCTTTATAATGCCAGCAAAAAATAGTCCTTTTGTAGAAGCTAAATATGGTTGGGGATACGGGGAAGATGGTTGGGATGTAGGTATGGATGAAAACCTTATTAAGTTTTCCTACCTATTTGATAAAAATATTGATGGTATTGTATCTTCACTTCCGGCTGTAACAAACGGAAAAGCTTATTTCCTAAGTACAGATAATAGAATCTATTTCGCTGCTAACAATGCTTGGTATTCTTCTTCCACTCCTAAGTGGACAACTTTCACTTTAAGAACTACCGGCGAATATTTTCAATTTAATGGTACAACTCTTGTTCAAGTATTATCTAATTCTACAGCAGGAACAGAGTTAGATGCTATACAAACTGTTATTGATGGTTTAGGTACAGCTTCAACAAAAGATGAAAGCTATTTTGCAACCCCAGCTCAAGTAGCTTTAAAGGCTAATATTGCATCTCCTACCTTTACAGGAACTGTTAGCGGCATTAGCAAAGCGATGGTTGGTTTATCTAACGTTGATAACACAAGTGATATTAATAAGCCAATTAGTACAGCCACCCAAACAGCTTTAAATACTATAAGTTCAAATCTAACAACCGCCATGGCTGTAAATGGTATAGTTAAAATGGTTAGAACAGGTTCTAATGCTTGGACTGTATACAAGCCAGATGGTACTATTCTATCTACAGCAGGCTCCACCACTAGTGGTCTGCAAGAGGCCATTAACTACGCAGCGAGCAATGCAACTGGTCTTCATGTAGTTGGCGGTGGTGTTATCACAGGCAGTGATCCATCTGTTATTAACTGCACAACTAGTGTTATCTTCCCACCAATGCAAGGTAAAACTATTGAGTTTGATTGGTGTACCGTTAACTTTACCTCCGCTGTTACTGGCGCTGGTATGATTTTTAATAGTTGCATGATGGTGAGTTTTGACTTTAAAGGTCAAATTGTCTATCAAGGTAATGATGCTGCTTTAGTATTTAGGCCAGAAAATCCTGTACCTTTAGACAATATCACTACTATCATTGACTCTAAATTCTATGTGCACACTATTGCATGTATTGGTGGTACAAACCCTGTTGGTGTAAATATGGACCCAACACTTGGTGCAATCAAAGAAAATGTTTTTGAGTTTATTGAAGTGAATGGCGCTAATAATCTCACTGTTTATGGATTACATGGTATTCGTATCATAACTTCAACTCCTGGGTTTTTAGCTAACACAGTTAAATGCCAGCACCTTCATAAATTTAAAGGAACAGGATTACAAGTAGGTACTGCAACTACTCCAACAAGTATGTATGCAAATACTTTTGAAGTAAATGTTATGCCATCACCTATTTCTGGTTTTACTGCAACTGGTATTCAAGTTTACGGGCAAGATAACTTCTTTTTAGCTGCAATCTTAAATGATGAGGGTACACCGGCTGAGGGAGTAAAACTTGAATCGAGCGCACTCAGAAACAAATTTATAGTAAAGAGAAACAATTCAACAACCGCTGTAAATAATCAATCTGGCGGCGCTACAAATATATTTTTATAATATTTGTTAGCTAATTTAATGACAAATATTTAAATAGAGGAAATAATATGGCGTTGCCAATCAAACCAGATATGACACATGTTTGGGCTTCCGGTGGTGCAAAAGTTGCTCCGGGTGATACTAAGATTGATACAGGGTGGACTGCTGAAGTTCCTCCCTTTCAATGGGAAAATTGGAGCCAGAACAGGCAGGATGCTTTCTTAGATCACATTAACAAAAGTGGTTTTCCTGTTTGGGACGGTCTTACTAACTATGAATCTGCTGGACAATCTTTAACTAAAGGCTCTGATGGTAAGATTTATAAATCTGTAGCTGCAAGTGGACCATCCACTACTATTCAAGATCCTGTAACGGACACAACAGATACCTATTGGACTATCGCTTTTGCTGATGTAGGTGCTTTCTTAACTCAAGCTGCTGGCGATGCTCGTTACACTCAACGTTCTAACAATCTAAGTGATCTTACTAACGCAGCTACTGCAAGAGATAACCTAGGCGTGACTAATGCTGTAGAAGGTGGTTTGCAGAACACTGTCTCTAATTTAGTGATTACGACAACAGGTTTAAGTGCTGTAATTGCAATTACAGCAGATGCTATCTGTGTTAAGAATTCTGCATTTCAACAAAAAGTTTTAAATAATGTAAGTCTTCCAACTGTGAGTTTTAACAATGCCGGTGTAAATGGCTTAGATACAGGTGTCGGAGGCAGCCAAACAGCATCAGCTTGGTATTATATTTTCGTAATATGGAACGGTACAACTACTGCTGGCCTACTTTCCCTGTCACTAACAAATCCTATTTTACCAAGTGGATATACCCACAAAGCATTTGTTGGTGCGATTAGGACAGACGGTACTACAAATAAATTCCCGTTAAAATACCTACAAAATAATGATATTGCCACCTATACCCCATTGGCAGGGACAAACACTCCTGTGTTACCTGTTATTTTTACGGGTACTTTGGGCACAGCCCCATCAACATGGGGTGCTATGCCTTTAGGTTCTTTTGTGCCTCCTAATGCCATGGATATTGGTGTAGTAATTTTTTCTCAAAATAATGCATCACTAGCACCAAATTCAAATTATGGACAAGTTAGTACCAATATTAACCCTCCACCATACCAGTGGATTCCCCCTGCTACTACATCTAAATCAGATACTATGAGATTTGTAATAGAAGGTCCAAATTTGTACGGTATTTTTACAACAAGTATATCTTCTGTAGGAGCGTTATCTTGGAGGTTACGTCTATGAGCCCAGGTTGGATTATTGAATATTGGCCAAACACTAGTCTCGTCAAAGTGTGGATTATGGTGGAGAATGAATCATACAAACCAGAAGGTTGGGACTTCATTCCTCTGAAAGATGGTCCCCCACCAACACCTGTGGATGCTCCTTTAACTCCAGAGGAAGAGGCTGCTATTCAAAGCAATAAGCTTTCTGACTTAATTTCAGAGGCTGATGTGCAGAAGGCCACACTAACAAACCGTATATCTACTTTACAAGACGCTATTGATCTAGAGATGGCCACACAAGCTGAAGTCTCAGAAAAAGCAGTTAAAGAAACTAGCTTGTTAGAGTGGAAAAAATATGCAGTTCTTTTAGGCCGTGTTAGTACACAAGCTAAATGGCCAAAAGATCCTAAGTGGCCAACCAAGCCTGCTAGTTAGAATTAATAGGTGAAAAATGAAGTTCAATCAGGCAATTGCAAAAAGATTGGCTGCATATGGATTGTCTGGTGCTCTTGTCTTGGCTGGGGCTGGAACAGTGGGTTACTAAAATCTCTTGTATTTATTCAGACTTTATGTTAAGGTAAAACCTTATTAATACAGGAGATTAAAATGTCTAAAGAATATCAAGCAATTCAAGAAGAAGCTCTAAAGCAAAGCTTAATTAAAAGGTTGAAGGAAAAGCTTTTAATTAATGAAACTAACGGTTGTTTAGAGTGGACTGCAAAAGCCGTACATAACAATGGCTATGGTAAGATTTCTTCTAGTAAGGAAATTGGTCCACTTAGAGCGCACCGCCTAGTTTGGGTATTAGAGAAAGGAGAAATCCCAGATAATCTGGTTGTTATGCATTCTTGTGATAATCCTAAGTGCTGTAATATTGATCACTTAAGGCTTGGTACAAAATTAGAAAATATGCAAGACATGAAAAATAAAGGACGGCATTTCACTCCATTTGCCAACATTGATTGGATTCCCTACTTAAAAGAAAATCCAGAAGATGCTAAAAGAGGCGAGGAAAATGGAAATTCTAAACTAACAAAAGAGATTGTTCTTGCTTTAAGGGCTTTCCAAGGAAACCACAAAGAAGCATCTTTAGCTTTTGGTATCAGTCACTCAAACGCTTGGGCAATCAGAACTTACAGGGCTTGGAAACATATTGAATAGCATACAACGTAAACTAATTACTGCATTCATTGCAGCAGGAGTTGCTGCTGGCCCTGCATATGTTGCGTATGATCTTACTTTACCATCTGAAGGTTTAGTTCTTTCTCCTTACCCTGACCCGGTTGGTTATAAGACCTATTGTGTAGGTCACTTAGCCACTAAAACAGATAAAGTTAAAAGCTCTTACACAGAAGAAGAGTGTTTACAACTATTTGCATCTGATTGGGTTAAACACCAAAAGGAATTGGACAGTGTTGTAAAAGTTCCCTATGCATCTGAATGGGAAAGGTCCGCTTTAACAGACTTCACTTTCAACAATGGTATTGGTAATGTCCAAAGCTCAACCCTGCTAAAACTACTTAACCAAGGCAAACACAAACAAGCTTGTGAACAACTTGTTAAATGGGTGTTTGCCAAAGGCAAGAAGCTTGGTGGGTTGGTTAAGAGGCGTGATAAAACAATGCCATATTGCCTTGGTGAACTTCCTTATGAAAAACAACAAGATTACCAAGAGTTTCTAAAAGAATATGAACGTCAAAAAGCCAACCTTAATCGATGATTGGAAAAAACAGCTTAAATCTTATTCAGCTCTTGCTCTGTTTGGTAATGTGCTAATTGCTATTGCATTTGGTATAAGTCTAGGATTTGGTGTTATTTCAAGTCAAGTGGGTATGCCAATTGCTGTTGGTGTATTTCTTCTTGTAAGTTGCTTAGGTGCTGTAGGAAGATTCATCAAACAACCGAGTAAAGATGATGAATAGAATTGTCCTAATTGCCTTTGCTGTTCTCTTGTCATTTACTATCTTGTTTGGCTACCTTAGCTACAAGTTTCATGCTGAAAAGGCTGTAGCTGTTGGTGAGCTAAGGGTGGCTCAAGAATCGCTTAAAACAGCTCAGAAAGCCTATGAAACAAAGGATTTGAGCTGCAAGATTGATGATACATCTGTAGTAGAGGTTGAGAAAGAGAAAAAAGAGCTACAGACTAAAGTGGAAACACTAAGCGAACAGATCGCAAATCTGAAGACAGGCATCACCAAGAAGCCTACTATTATCATTACACAAAAAGAGAATTCACAAGTTGAAAAACAAAATGAAGTCCTTGTTGGTAGCGAGCTTCTTAGCGATGACCTTAAGCGCTTGCTCAACTCCAGCTACTGCTCCGTCGAAACAAACGATCCTAGTTGCACCACCGGACAGCCTTCTAATTGACCCTTGTAGAGCTAGTAAAGCCGGTGAAAGCCTTATTGAGTTGGCACAAGCTTATAATAAGAATAATGGATGTATTGGGGCATATAAGCTTCAGATGAATAAAATCAGAGAGAACAAACGAAAGCAGGAGGCTCTTTATAATGCCAAATAATGTAGCTAACTTATGGGAAAGAGTGGCTATTGGCCTCTTGAGTTTTGTTATTTCTGTTATGTTCCTTGTATATCAAGGTCAAAGATCAGACTTTAAAGATTTGGAGTCTAAAGTATATAAGATTGAAATTGATAAAGCCTCTCGTGATGATGTTCGTGAACTAGAGAATCGTATCAATAAGAATTTTGATGCAAGAATGGCTGAATTACGTTCTCAAGCTACAGCAGATAAAGTTGATATTCTCCAAAGGATTGATCTTTACTTTAAGAAGAATATTTAGTAATAAGGGGATTTATGTTCTGGACCACAATTAATAGAGTAGTGGATGTGATCTTACTACTTCTATCGCTTACATTATTAGTTCTTTTGTGGTCAGCTACTAAAGACATGCAAAACACGGATGGTTTTGTAGAGAAAATAGCTTCTTTTCAGGAAGCTACAAAGAAGATGGTGGAATCAAACACTCGTTATCTTGAGGGTAGAGTGAATAGAGTTCAAGAGATGGGAGACAGTTATCAATCTAATATGAACACACGGGTTTATGTGTTAGAACAAAAGATTGATAAAATGGAAAAGGAATCTAAGGCGTCTAATAGGGTTGTGAATAACAATATAAACACAAATACTTTAGCTCCTTGAAAGGACAAGAAAGAGAACCCCCATAGGGGAATTATTGGACTGCCATATCCAATCCTAAGATTATTATAATGCCCGCCACTTTATTGTGAGCGGGCTTTTTGTTGTCTACAATAAAGTAACCTCTTCAATAGCATAATGACTTAAATCATTAGTATTTTTATTATCATGCCAATCTTTATCTTCTGGGTTATCCATATCAATTATTCTAAATTTACTAGGAAGAATTGTTGATGCATAGTCTATAAGTTTAAGTTTACAGTCTGATGCGCAAATAACCTCTTGAAATTCATAATAATCATAGTGATATGAATAAAGAGCATAGAACTTAGTCATTTAAAACCTCCCAAAATTTAATGCCCATAATTAAAACCAATCATAAACTTATTTCCCGTGAAAGGGTTTTGAACAATCTCGTCCCAAAACCCACAACAACCACTTTCATAATAAAATTTATATGTTTTAGACATAGAATCTCCCGAACAACATCTGAAATTATCAATGCAATTGTCGTTTAAATTACGATAAATATTAGCAGCTTTATTGCAAAGCCAAACTAAATCATCTCTAGAAATTTCAGGTATGAAATAGTAGATGCTAGTTGAATATATATATTTTCATTGAAAGTCATTTATTTTTAAACTCAACACTAATAATTTCACTATCATGCCAGTATTTTGTTTGCACTTGATTAGTGATACGTTGAGGACAATAAATCCCAAGTTTATTTAAAGGAATATCTAACACTTCATTCTTAATAATCTTTGTGATCTTAGGACTCTTAACTGTGTTGCAATACCAATTATCATCATTTTCTTGATGTTTGTATTTGTAGAGAAATACATCTACCCACACTTTGTCTTTAATCTCATACCATTCACCGTATATCATTTTACGTCCATTATTAGGAACCCAAGTATAGCTGTGTTCATAATCTTTAGATCTAACTTTCCAAGTGAGCTTCACTTTACCAAAATAATAGTATTCTTCCTCATCTTCAAACATTGTAAACCAATCACCACGCTTTAAATCCTTAAGTGGAATTAGTTTATTCTCAAGTGTATCCATCTGATCTAAAGTGATGAGATATGGTTCTGAATTAACAGGAAGTAAGATATGGTTATTACCCTCTCTTCCCCATACGCATTGTTCCTGAACAACGCCTTTCTCTACTGTCGTGTGATGCAAGAGTGTGGCGATATTATCTGTAGGAACTTCTACAGTGAAACCACGAGGATCTTTTACACGGAACAGTTTATTTGATGTATGCCAACGGCTAACAGAGCTACCAATGTAGAACCCTGATGTTGGGATGTTTTCAGTGATGGCTTCATCACCATCCTTAGTCTCTGTTCTACCAATAGTAATAACATTCCCTTTCTCATCACGAACGTATTTACCATTTTCATCTGTTTGATAAATATTCTTAGGTCCAACTCTAGCCCAACTACGTCCTGTATATTGCATCTTGGCAATATTAGATAAAGGTGATCCATCTTTATTCTCCTCATAGGGAGACATATAGGCAAGATCATCTTCACGATCAACGCCTTTTACATACCAAAGCTTTTGTGGAATTTTAATCATTATTAGTATCCTTGTTCAACAGAATTTCTATTTCTTGTTTCAATTCTTCATTTTCAATAGCTAAATATTTAATAACATCTGCGGCGGACATACCTGCAAAACCAAAATAGTTACTCATTTCAATTGCTTCATTATACCAAGCTTTATGATCGTCTTTCATTTCTGCTCCTCCCTAATTTTAATAGCCTTCTCTAAAGCAGCCTGTAGCCATTCCACAGCATATGGCCAGCTTCCATCTAAAATAGCACGATTAAAATCGTTGTCCATACTTTCTTCAATCCATCTGTTTCTAAATTCCTCAGAAACACCACAATCTCTTAAGTGACGAATATCCTGACATACTTGGCAATTACACATTACAAATCTCCAAATAATCATAAAAGAATTTTTCATGTTCTTTTGGTATAACCATTAAATCTGAGTAACCTAACATTGTAATTGCTGTTAAATCTTCTTTAAATCTTTCATTACTCTTGTGAAGAACCTCTTGGATATGATTAAGTGGATCATTTCTCCAAACCTTTCCGCCAGCTAATAAATGATCGTAAAAAGGTTGGTGCTCTCTTCCTATAAAACCATTCACTTCTTTTCTCCTTTAGCCCATTCAATTGCCTTAATAATCACATCACCATGACAAGGTTTAGGTGCACAATAGCAAGCCAACCGTTTGCCGTCAAGAGCTAAAAGCATTTCTTTTGTAATCATCCCTTCTCTAATAAAACGCTTCAGTGTTAGCTTGTAAGCTTCGATAACAGCTTCTCTATCTGATTCTTCAACCATTACATGGGGATTCCCCCAAACACTTCCTCTACCGATGTACACAACATCAGGATCGCTCATATCTACTCTGTATTTATTTACTACTGTTGTATTCATATCTCTATAATCATCCCTTTGGTGAATAAATTTTGGGTAGCAACCTCCTTACCCAACCTTACAAGCTTTTACTTGCCTTGGGTCGGATAATAGATCACCCCTCAAAACCTGTCAATCACCAAAGATGAATTTATCATCCCTTCGGAGCCATAAGATTTTCCTCTATACACAGAGGCATACCAAAAGTGGTATGGGGTAAGATAAGGCTTGCAACTGCCTTTATCTCGTGGTAGATTTCCTTCGTTGCTGAAGTCTTAGCTCTGTCCTACCAACCCTTACGGGCAACCTCTCAGATTGGATCGTGCTCTTTATGATCCTTTAAGCTGGTACAAAGAAAGTTCACCAAAGAAACTCCCAGCCGAGCTACCTACTAAGAAATAGCAATGGAACATATTAGCACGAATCTGAGATTTGTCAATAGCTAGATGAAAATAAATTATTTTTAAGATTTTTGTTGACAAGGGAAATTTCTGTGGTAGGCTCTGCCACATTAACAAATCAACAGGAGAAAAACATGAAATTTTTAGACGGGGGTGCTGTTGACGACACGGACTACTCAAAGTACACTTATGAAGTTAAAATTAAACCTGATGGGGTCCGTAAAAAAGTTTTAGCTTGGTCTTGCCCATACTACAAAGTTTGGAAGTCTATTGTTTATAGAACTCTATCTGAAAAATTTAAGCTTAAAATAGGAACCTACAAAAATGTGGGTATATGTGATGAATGGAAGTATTTCTCCAATTTCAAGTCTTGGATGGAAACACAAGATTGGCTGGATATGGAAATAGATAAAGATTTCTTTTCTCCTAATGATGGTAAAATTTACTCTCCAGAAACTTGTATTTTTATACCACAATTTCTGAACTCCAGCATGGCACAGTCTTTCTCTGTTAGAGAATTTCCTACAGGAGTTTACATAGCTAAAGATCATAAGTCTTATACAGCTATGTCAGCTAGAAAGCATTTAGGAACTTTTAGGGACGTTGAAACAGCACATAAAGCTTGGCAAGAAAGAAAAATCTATGAGATTGATCAACTTTATAAACAATACAAAAGAATGCCATGCTATAATCCAGACGCAGGGAAAATCCTTATAACCATAGCTTCTAAAATTAAAGAAGATGTGATAAACTCTAGACAGACTCAAATAAGAAGTTTATTTGATTACAAATGAAGACTTTTACCAACAAGAAACGTATTAAATCAAGGGAAAATCATGTGTTAAACGAGCTTTCAGAGCTTGACAGCTACCACTGTAGCTCTTATGATGATACGGACGAAACACATACAGAAAACACGAGTAAAGGAGAGAAAGAATGAAACCACAGGCTAAACTAAAATACGCAATTCTAGAATTAGCTTATATTTGGGAAGATAAAACTATCAGCAATACTTTGACAGAAGAAGAGGTTGAAGAGCTTTGGGATGAGGCGGTAGATATGCAAGATGCTATCTCTGAAATTCGTTGTGGTGGTTATGAGACAGGTCTACCCGGACAATATTCCCGTCACTACGAATCTGAGGAAGTAGCTGTTCAATGCCCTAATGGTGATTGGGTGGGGTTTACTTATTGGCATGGTGGCGGTAAGCATGGCGAACCTGAAGCAATTGATTGGATTCAACACGCTTATGATGTAGAATGCAAGGAAGAAGAGAAACTTGTTATTGTTCGTACATTTAATAAGAAGGAGATTCAAGAATGAATACTAAAGATCAAATCAAAGCTTACCAAGAGATTTTGAAAGTAGCTAAAAAGCATTCAGAGGTTGTTGATGCTGATCGGATTACGCTAGACACTAAAACACTACAAAGTGCTATTAGAGCATTGGAGATTTCTGATCGCTTTGGGGTTCCACTTAAGTATTTGAGCTATAGTGGTTATATGCATGTAAAAAATGCTTATGATGACTGGACTGGACTAATGTTCTATCCTGAAACCTCTGACCACCCTATTGGTTGTTCTGATGATGGCCGTCAACCAAAGAATGAGTGGCTTTATATTATGCGTTTTACTTGTGGTGCTTATGTGTTTGGGGATTCTTATCCGACAAAGACATTTGAAGCTATGTTTCAAGAGTTGAAATCTTATGGGGCTGCTTATTGTGATAGCACTAATAAAGCTTTATACTTCCGAGAAGATGTAGCTAAAGATGTACATGAAAACTTCTGGCCTATCTTTAAGAAATATAAAGGTCTTGTAGAAGTAGAATTGAAAGAGAAACGTAAGAAAGCCCTTGCAGAAGAATTAGCTAAATTGGAGGCTGAATAATGACTGTACCAATGCAAGCAGCACAAGTAGTGAAAGTAATTACAATTGATGATCTTGGTGTAAACATTGTAGAGCTTCCTTATGGCGTGTTCTTAATTGATGGGGAAGTTGTTACAAATACAGGTTATGGTTCTTACAATACTAAGCATCAAATTGCAGCTAAAGATATTGATAATATTCGTGCTATTAATACAGAAAACGTTCTTGTTGGTTATGTTCCCACAGTAGATGTGGTTACAGATTTTGTGTTGTCTGCGAATGAGTATAATGATTTACGATCTGAGTTAGTAAAAGAAACTTTGGTAGTAGATGATGAGGTAGGTACAAGTCTTGAGTGGGAATCTTTAGAAGCAGAATTTGCTTATCGTAAATTCATTGGCCAATGGAAACCTAAGTATCAAGTCAACACTACATACTCAGAACCTCTATTGGTTGATCGTACACACATTCGTCAGGATACAGGTAATCCTTACATTAAAGCAGGCTTTCTAACAGGACAAGCTGATACTCCATTGTACAGTTATTCTCGTACAAATGCTGTGGCTGATATGCTACACAAGAAATTTGAAAGCCTTGGTATGGAATTTAAAGAGGGGATTTCCTACGCTCAAACAGAGGGTAAAAAGCTTTGGAGTAATTCTAAGAATTCAGGGTTAGAATATGTGACAGCTTTTGGTAAATATATTTTTACTAGAACACATCTTCCTAAAACTCGTGGGGAATTTAAAGGTTCTCTTGACCATCTCACTAAGATTTATGAAGAAGATAAGAAATGGATTGAAGATCACATTCAGACAGCTTATAATCTACACTTTCGTAATGAATCAGCATCAGGGGTTTTACTGAAAGATGTTTATGACGGTGTTAAGACAGCTCTAAGTAGTGTAAATAGCCTTGATGTGAAAGTGAAATCAGAGACAAGTAAGCGCTCTATTGTCAATCAATTAGGTAAACTGTTAGAATTGGTTAATCAGGAGGTTTTGAAATGATCATCAATGATACTA